TTTTGAGCATTTTTAAAAAATTAAAATTATATACTAATTGTTTTTAACAAAAAATCAATGTTACTCAGACTGTTCCTCTTCTGTCTCGTCTGGTTTTAAAATATCTTCTACAGCAGCTATGCCACCTTTAAGTTCAAATATCTTTTGTTTACAGTTTTCTACAACCTGATTTGCCTGGTTAAAGTTATTTACTACCTGCTGTAGTTCAGAGTTAAGAGCTTCCAGCTTTTGCTGTGGATCGACTGCCATAAAAAATAAATAGTTAAAGGTATTATATTAACTTGCTTTAAGTGATGCAACTTCTGCTGACAACTCTTGTATAGCTTTTATCAAAGGTGAGATTAGTTCACAATAGCCTAAACCCATAGGAGAATCTTCTTGTTTATCTATGCCACCAAAGTCTTGAGTAGATTTACCTAATTCTATAATAGTTTCTTCAACATCTTGTGCAATTAATCCATAATGAGTTTTACCATCGTCTTTGTTCCACTTAAAAGATATTGGTTTTAATTTATTAATAAAATCTAAACCTAAGTCGGATTCTACAATAGTATTTTTTTCTGTTTTATCTGATGTATTTATAGATCCATTTACAGCACATACTTCAGTCCATCTTCTATTACTTAAACCACAAGTATGTGCGTTATCAGTATTTGGATAGATTCGACCATCAAAAGTCATCTGACCGTAAGAATGATTACCAGAACTGACGGTTGCAAACTTTCTACTGTTATTATGAAATAGCTCTACACCACCATTCATTACTGCTTTTAACAACGTATCATATTGCGAACCGTCATAACTCTGTATATGAAAACCAGCACTATCTGTAGCAACTAATCTAAACCTATCTGTAGCGTTATCTGCCTCGTCTGCTTCAATTCTAATCTGTGCTTCACCACCTTGAACACCTCTAACAGTTAAACCTTTCTGTAATGTCGCACCATCACTAGTGGTTTCGAACATTTTAGTGTTGTCGTGATATAGCTCTACTTGTCCGTTTTCAACACCAATTACATAAGGTTCTCCCGAAGGAGACCCTAATTGTACTCCTGTTGTAGAACGTAATAAAAGTTGTCCTCCTGTATTAACTGCAAAAGAATTTGATCCATCGTGATAAATTTGTAGGTCACTACTATTCCCAAATCTTGCAATCATGTTATCAGGAAGATTTGTACCATCATGTTGCACTCTTAATGTCCTTAGACCAGCATTGTTATTTTTAAAATCAAAATATGAATTAGTATCACCATTTGCAATAACTTCAATTTCTGCTTGAACATCATTATCCCTTTGGTTTATAAATTGAAGTTCTCCTAAACGACCAATATCTCCTACAATTCTGTATCCTTTAAACTTAGCAAATGCTGTAGATGTACCACTACTTGCACCTTGTATTTCTAGTGAAGCATTATCTGAAGAAACTTTTACTCCATCAGTTAGTGTCTGAAACTTTTTGCTGTTGTCGAAAAATAACTCTACGGCTCCGTCCTTTATGCCTTTTACAAGAAAATGTGCTTGACTATCCAAAAATCCTGTATTTGTACCATCTGCATAGACAAAAGCAGCCGTACCTGAGTTGTTTGTAAGTTTAATATTTACTGATCCATCTGAGTCAGTGACATTAACACCCGAACTTGTTGTCTCAAACTTTTTACTGTTGTTAAAATATAACTCTACTGCTCCGTCTTTTATAAAATTAGCCATTGTTTCAGTAGCATTACTTAGTACGGCTACTTTTGCCCCTTGTGTATCGAGGTATAAATTTCCTGTACCTATATCTCTAATCCAAGAGTCCGATCCAGAATGATAAATTTGTAAATCATTACCTGTACCAAGTCTTAACTTTTGGTTATCAACAAGGTCTACGTTGGTGGCAAGATCCGATCCAGTGATCGTACCGTCTTTAATACCTTGTGTGCTGATCTGTGTTAGTGCCATTTACTTTGCCTCCAATGCTTCTAATCTAGCAGTAAGTTCTTGTACTGCTTTTACAAGCATCGGGATAATAAACTTTTCATTTACTCTTAAAACATCATTGATTGTATTGTCTTTAACTGTGAGTTCTTGAGAAAAATTTTGAATTAAATTAGTGTCAACAGCCTGTACTTCTTGTGCAATAAAACCATATAGCGTCTCTTTTTCTTCGTCACAAAAACCATCAATCCAATTAAAGGAAACAGGTCGAAGTAAGTTTATAGCAGATAAACCTTTATCAATATCAACTACATTCTTTTTAAGTCTTTCATCAGAAGCATTATGAATATTTGTTCCGCTAGGGGCACCAATATTACCACCTGCTGAAATAGTCATTCTCGTTCCAAGACTCCCTCCATTAGCAGTTTGGAAAGTTAGATCTGCTGCGTTTGTAGATTCACCACCATTAGCGATTGCGACTCCTAAACCAGCAGCAGCTTTATCAGCACCATTTGTATTCTGTGAGATTTCTATTGCAGTAGAACTACTGGTACTAATAGGGCAATGTACTTTTAATTTAGTGTTAGTGCTGGCTGTTGCAGTAGAAGACCCGATAAACAGCTTTCCAGTAAGCTTTAAACCATCTGCGTCAATCCTTCCTCTATCTCCATTGTTTGTGAAAAATCTTATTGCTGCATTTTCTTGGTTATTAATATAAAGATTATTGTCCGACCATTGAGCAATAATTGAACCATCTGCAATTCCTTGTCCACTAGCTCCAGTTGTTAAATGAACTTGTGATCCTGCTAAACTACTATTTGTCTGGTGTAAATGTAATAAAGCACCATTATAACCAGCATTAGAACCTGTTGGAGTTGTTGTACCTATACCTACATTCCCTAATGAATCTATACGCATGCGTTCTGTTGGTGATGATGAACCATCGGCAGATGTTCTAAAAACTAAGCGACCAGGCATATCTGTGCCTTGTGATGGAGTACCATCAACTTCTCCTCTTATGTCACACGCATCTCTAAGGTTTGCTCCGTCTGCTCCTCTAAAATTTATACCACCAAGAACGTCATTATTAGCAACAGAAGTTACAGATCCAATACCTCCTCTTGATTTGCAAATATTTAAAGATGTTGCTCCTGTACTATTAACATTTCTAACTAAAGTCAATCCCGAATTTTCAAAAGATGTGCCTTCAATTTCTAATTTGCCAAGACCTCGTGCTGATGTAGTTCCTAAAAGCAACCTCCCAGACGAATCTATACGCATACGTTCTGCACTAGCTACTCTTAAAGAAATAAATCCATTATCTAAAGTAACTCTTTCTGTAGAACCAGAACTATCTAAACCAAAACCATCATCAACCCTAATAAAACTTGATGCAACATGCAATTTTCTACTTGGACTTGTTGTTCCGATACCAACATTTCCAGCAGTTGTTACAATAAGTGTTTGTGTTCCAGCAGCTTCAAATTTTAGTCCTTCTGGGTTAGATCCATGATCATAGAAAATACGTCCTCTTCCAGAAACACTATCAGAAAATAAAATTTCAGAGGTACCTCCTCCACCACCTGACTGAGAAATTTCTAATTTACAATTTGCTGCTGATCCAGATTTATCAATAACAAGTTCGTTTGCTGGACTTGTTGTACCTATACCAACCCGATTGTTAGAAGAGTCAACGTGTAAAGTATTAGTGTCAATGGTCAGATCACCAGTTCCAGTGATAGCTCCTGTTACGTCAATGCCTGCACCAACGTCTAAGTTGCCAGTTATATCAATGTGACCATCTGTATTTATAACAAGTCTTGGTGCAAAACTATTTGTGACATCTTGAAACGTCAATTTACCACCATTACCTATTATTCTATAATCTGGGTTTGCATCGCCTTCACTAAAAGTTAAAGTCGGATTATTATCGGCTATAGTTATATCCCCAGAAGAAAAAGTTCCTGTTGTAACTATATTTTGTGATCCAAAGTCAGGAGAAACTTTTGTACCAGCTATTGCTGCACTTGCATTTATATCCGCATTTACAATCGCTCCATCTGCTATTTTCGCACTTGTAACACTATTATCTGCTGGTTCACTAACTCCAAGACTTTTAAATGTAAGAATAAAAAAGTCACTTCCTGTTGCTGGAGCAGCACCAAGAATAATATCCGTTCCATCAATACTGAAGCCTTCACTAGGTTGACCTGTACCTGCCACTGGTTTTTGGATTACACCATTAATGCTGACCAATAACTGTTGTGCTGATACAGAAGGAGGGGCAGACAAGGTGAATCTAAATGCAGATCCATTAAATGTTGCACTACCGCCACCCGTTCCAGATGATGAGCTAAGTGTATTTATTGCAATATCACTACCACCACCAGCTATTTCAGCAACAGTGCCATTATCCATCTTGGTAAATAACTTACCAACATCAGTTCTTATCGCTACTTCACCGACAACAAGATCACTTGCAACTGGATCA